ATCGGCACCTTGGGCGTTGACCCCGGCCCAGGCAGCGATGCGCTTAACCGCATCATCGTTATCGAACACAGCATCCCGAGGGGCCAGGGGTAGACCCCGCCAGCCACGGGAGTTGACACTAAACTCAGCCCGTGGGGCGGTCGCCTGAAGCGTACGGTCGGCGTCGAAACCGATGGCCGCCCCACAGCCACAGTCCTTGTCGTCCATCTCCATGGACATGTCCGGGTCGTCATCCGGCCAGTCGTACTCACCATCGGTCTCGAAGTTGATCAGCCGCATGGAGGCGAAGGCCGGGATGGAGACCAGCGTGATGCCGCCAATCCCGAACTGGGTCATGTGCTCGTACCCGGTCTCCGGGTTGACGGCCACGTTGACCCGGCCTCCTGGATCCAGGCTGGGACCGGCCACCCCCAGCTCCACCAGGGTCCTGGCCTGCTTGGCAGCCGGGAACAGCTCCTCGTCCAGGTAGTCGCCGTAGGCCCAGGCCCAATCAGCTCCCATGTGGTCAGGGCCATAGCTGATGCCCAGCATCCGACCTACGGTGACCGCCCCGGTGTGCCCCTCCCCAGTCTTCTCCCGCCAGTCCATGGGTAGTGGCAGCGTCCGGTGGTACAGGGCGCCGGGCTCGAAGATGCGAGTCCGGCGAGGTTCACCGGTGGGGCGTCCGATAGGGGCGATGGGTCCAGCCCACTGGTACTTGCCCAGGTGCGGCTGCTTGTCCAGGAGGGCCTGGGCGGCGACCAGGGCGTTGGGGTTGGTACCGAGCAGGGACGCGGTGAGGCTGTGACCGTGGCCTTTACCCGGGGGTGCCCCGACTGCCTTCTGGTGCAGGATGTTGCACAAACCTTCGGGGTTCTTCGGGAAGTGCTTACGAAGATTTCGTACACAACGATCGAAGTCGTGGGGCATGTGCCAACGGATCTTGGCGGCACCCTTCCCAACGAGCCAGTACCGCTGCAACTGGATCGGCATGCCACGGGCCGGATTCGGATCAACCATTCCGCCCCTCCTCGTTGACTATCACCAGGTCGCAGCGGCAGTTGATAACTGACTCTGGTGGTGCTATTGGATCACCTGGGAACTGCATTGGGAAGCCGTCCACATAGAACGGCATGGCCAGGTCACGCACCTGGCCATCTACCTCCCGGTGTGAGGCACGAACCTTTGAATCATGTTCGGTGTCCCAGCGCTTCTGTAGCAAACGACCAGTGACCCGGCTTTGCTCAAGCCCCGCAGCCAGGGTTCCGGCGCCGTAGGCCCGAGTCGTTTCAGTCTGAGCGATGACACGAGCACGGTTCGGCCACCGTTCAGAGTCAGCATAGGAAAGGACACGATCCACTCGTTGTGCGATCTGCTCCTTGGTCTCCCCACCATTGACTCCATCCGTTATCTCGGCGAAGACCAGGTTGTAAACCTCGTCAGGAATCCTGACCAAGAAGTTCTGTGTCTCCGCGAGTTGTGTCATGACGAAGGCGTGGCGGCTCACAGGCGGTACGTCGGTGGCCTCACTCCAGGCATTCATACTGATCCGGCCAATGGTGGACAGGATCGTTTCAACCTCGTCGTTCCACTGGCCCTGGGTGCTGTAGATCGCGGTCGGGTCTGGCTGCATCTTGAACTGGTTCCACGGAGCCATCACTGCCGACCTGGCCCTGGCCAACCACCGTCGCAGGGACCCGCCCACCACTTCAGTCAGGTGGCGCTCGTCCTCATTGCGGGGCATCGAGCAACCCTGCCCGGGTCAGATACTCCTTCAGCAAGATCGGCTGATGTGGCTTCTCCCGAACCAGGAGCGTGCGGCAGTACTGGTCCAGAGCATCCTGCAACGCTGCGGTGTCGATGCTGGAGTCGACCTGCTCTACCAGGACAGATAGGTGATCCCAGGCGCCAGCCAGGAGCTTGTCTACCCGCTCCGGTTCGATCTTGAGCTTGGTGTGGAGTTCGTAGGTGGGCGCGGAGAACTGGGTGCGGTTGACGTTGCCGGCCAGCCTCTTCCCGGCCAGCTCTAATGCCCGGAGCACGGTTGCGTTGGCCACCACGAAGATGTTGAGCGGAGTTACGGTCGCGGAGGCGGTAACTCCAGCCGGCGTACCGGCGGGAGCTGGGGGCGGGCCGCCGGGAGCGTTCTGGGCTTCGGTGATCTGTGGGATCGGTCCACCGGCCGTGGGGGATATGCCGGTGGGTGGGGCCGGGGGTGGCGGTGGCCCAGCTCCTGGCGTACCGGGTGCCTGGGGAGTGACCACAGTTTCGGGGGGCAGGATCTCGTCAGTGAATCCAGCAATCTTCCGTACAGCCGGAATCTGGAACAGGTTTGGGTCACGCAGCATGAGTTCCCGGGTGAACTTCTCCAGGTCCTCTTCGGTAGTGGGGGCATCGCTGTTCTTGTAGTTGCCGGCAAGACGTACCGCTTCACGACTGACGATGCCGTCACGTTGCAGTTCCTGCGTTTCCTTCAGGCGTTCGGGACGTACGGTGAGGGGGGCAGTGTCGTACCAGAAGACGTACCGGTCCGGGTCTTCATTGATGGTCTTGAGGGCTGGCTGTAGGTAGGCCGTGGTCAGAGCATCACAGATTCGAGTCATCAACGGCTCGATATGGATCTTGATTTGGCCTTCCATGATCTGCCAAGCGCCCCAGTGGTTCGCTTCCCCAGCGCCGGACAAGATGCTGGGATCGATGTCCATGGCCAACGCGAACCGGCGAATGGCCTCAGTGCGTAGGTCCATGGCCTGCTTGGACAGCTCGCTGCCGAACTGGATCAACTCGATCTTGCCTAGCGCCTCCAGCGGCATCTCTACGATCGTGGGGACCACCCCGGCGGCCGTACCCTCACCCCGCAGCGACGCTGAACCGGTCTTCATCAGCACCTGGGTCAGACCTTCGGCACCCGGGATGTCAACGTCCTCGTCCGGGAAGCTGACCTCCTTCGGGATCGGTAGCAGCCCAGCCGACACCAGCCGGGAGTCGATCTGAGCGAACACGTACCGGGTGAGGCGTTCGATCTCCCACAGCATCGGCATGGCGCCCTTGGCCGGAGAGTCAGCCCATTGGGTCCGGTATGGGCAGGGGGTCCATACCCGGATGAGCATGTCCCGCTCGGGGTCTAGCTTCTCCGGCTCCCCGGTGTAGTTGGTCATCTCCACGACGCCGGTACGGGAGTACCGCCTCAGCTCAGAGCAGCTGAGCACGTACCACTCATCAGAGTCGAGATCCTTGCCCCGGCCAACGATGTAGGCATCCCCAGCGATGGTCAGGTTGATCCCCAGCAGACGCAGAGCCTCGGCCTTGTGGTTGGGTCCACCGAACAAGGTGTCCGCCAGCCCGGCAATCTTCTTCTTCTTCTCGACCTCTTGCTGGACTCGTCCGTTGGTATCGACTTCAGCTACATAGATCCGCACCCGGGAGCAGGCCGACCCGATCCAGCCAGCTACAAACCTGAACTCACCGATGATGTCGTACAGTCGCCACAGCTCGGACTGCCAGGTGGTGTCGCCGTATTTGTATTTTGGCCAGGCTCGACCGTCGAGGTTTCTGATTCGGACAGCTGAAGCTACAAGACTGTTCAGTGCCGGTTGATGTACTGGCTCTGGAACCGGAACCGCACGGCGTCTACCGAGACCCATTGCCCACCCGGCCTAGAAGATCGCTCACCTGTGAAAGTAGTCCAGTCACCATCGAGACTGCTGGGATAGCCAGAATTCCCACCACCCAGGGGTAGGGGAACAGCGCGCCAACCATCATGAACGGCGGTGCTATCCACATGCTCATACACCAGGGACAGTGCGCCAGGTATGAAGGCAACGAGTCAGCTCCGTAGCGTTTGACGACCCACTGGCGCCAGAAGACAGTGAGCTGATCGTCCACAACTAGACGGGTGATCCTGGCTGTTGCCAGGGCCGCCACAATCAGTGAAATGATCAGCACACCAATACTCTAAAGGCGCTCAGTTGGCAATAGCTAGGGCCACGTAATCACTAGCGCAACAAGTTCCCCAGAGCGTAGATGTCCTGGGTTAGCTGGAAGTCATATTTGCTCGGGTCACTTACGCCCAGTCGACGCCGTTCACCCTTGATCAGTTTGAGAGCAGCATGGACCATGGCGTCCATCCGGTCCGGTGATTCCCGTGTAGATTCCGGGTCAAACCGGACCATTTCTGTCTCTAGGGCATCCATGTGCCCCACCATGTGCAGCCGTCCCTGCTCGTTGCGCATAGCTATCGGCTCGGCCCGGGTCCGCTTCCCGTGCTTGGCGTGGACCGGTTCCATGGGTGGGGAGCTGTGCCTCGGGAACAGGTCCAGGTCGATGGACTCCTGGTAAGCGTCACGGAGGACCTCTTGCAGGAACCGCTTACCCAGGTTCTCCTCATACACGACAACGTCGGCCGCGAACTCAGCAGCAGCCCGCCACACCGCTAGGCAGGCAGCCCGACCGGAGTCGGGCACGGACCTGTCGGCCAGTACATACAGCTCGTTGTTCTGGGTCCTAGCTACCACCACGATGCCGAAGCTGGCGTCTTCACCGGTCAGGTTCGGGTCACAGCCAACCACGGTGGAGATGATGTCGTCTGGTACTGCGTCGACTCGGTTATTGGCGATGTCGCTGCGCTTGAACAGACCACCAGAGCCAAGGTCGAGCAGCTTGCCGTACAGCTCCTGTTCACCGAGTGCGGTGCCGTGGTATCGGAGTTTCAGCTCGGCCAGAGCGTAGGACGACAGGTTACTTGCGTTGTCAAATGTTGATCCGGTAATGACGTGGATGGTGCCGTCTTCCCGGGCCAGCCACTCTTCTAGCAGCTGG